CGCAAGCGGATGCGCTTTCGCCTTCGGCTGCACTGACGCCGAGTGTGCGGCGCACACTGCGGAATCGATCGCGTTACGAGGTCGCGAACAACAGCTACGCGAACGGCATTGTCTCGACGATCGCGAACTATACGGTCGGCACCGGGCCGGTCCTGCAGGTTCGTACTGCGAACGAAGAGCTAAATCTTCGTTTCGAGCGAGCGTGGTCCGAGTGGTGCGCCGCGGTCGATTTGCCCGAGATTCTGCGCACGATGCGTCGCTGCGTTGTCGTCGATGGCGAGGCCTTCGCGATCCTCTGCGACTATCCGCGGCAGCGAACGAAAGTGAAGCTCGCGATTCGACTCGTCGAGCCGGAGCAAGTTAGCGAAGGTCCGATCTCCGCGCTCATGCAATCGGTTGAGGGCATCGTCTTCGATGATTACGGAGTACCGACGGCGTATCACGTTCTGCGGCGACATCCCGGTGACATCGCGGTCGCAGACATCGACTACTCGTACGAGACGATACCAGCGGACTCCGTTATTCACTACTTCCATCGCGAGCGACCTGGCCAGTGGCGTGGCGTTCCCGAGATTACGCCGGCGCTGCCGCTCTTCTCGATTCTGCGTCGATTCACGCTCGCGACCGCGGCTGCAGCCGAGACCGCAGCGAATCTCGCAGCCGTCTTGCAGACCGATTCGGCCGCGTACATTCCGCGCGATGCGGAACGATTCGCACGCGAACTCGTCTGGCAATTCGTCGATCTGCGTCCGCGCAGTGCCACCGTGTTGCCACCGGGTTGGCGTCTGTCGCAGATGACCGCGCAGCATCCGACCACGACTTACGGCGATTTTGTGTACCACCTAATGAGCGAGATCGCGCGCTGTCTCAACGTTCCCGTCGTAGTCGCGCTCAACGACTCTTCGCGAGCTAACTTTTCGAGTGGTCGCCTCGATCTTCGCAACTGGTATCGTTCGCTCGAAGTCGAGCGAGCGCGAATCGAAGCGATCGTGCTTGAGCCGATGCTACGAGCGTTCTATCGCGAGTGGCGCATCGCTGACAGCGAAGCGTCAGCACTAGTCGGTCTTGGTCGCGACGTACCGGATCACGAGTGGTACTGGCCCGCGCTTGAGGGCGTCGATCCGGAGAAAGAAGCGAAAGCACAGCGATTGCGTCTTCAGAGCGGCCTCACGACGTTCGCGTACGAGTACGCGAAGCAGGGTCGTGATTGGATGACGGAGTTGCGTCAGCGAGCGAAAGAGTACGCGCTCGCGAACGAACTCGGTCTCGATTTCCTTTTCGAGAAAGGAGGTAATAGCGATGCCGAAGACGACGAAAAAGTTTCTTCGGATTCGAGCGAAGGCGAGGATTCGCGCGCAGGATCCTGAAGACGAGCTCGAAGACGAAGACGAAGAAAACGAAAACGAAGTCGCCGCGCAAGACGAAGAGTCGCAGCCGGCGATCGAGGAAGCACAGCCGACTGACGATGCTGCGTCAGAGCTAAGAAGAATCCAGATCGTCGCGTACACCGGTGGTACGATGACCGTCGAGGGCTGGCCGCTACCGGTCGTAGTCGATCTCGACGGTCTTGAGATTCCGACTAACTCACTTCCGATTCGTTACGCACATGACGAGTATGCCGGTATTGGGCACACAACGAATATCGCGATCGAGGGCAACGAGATCGTCGCGGGCGCCGTGGTCTCGCGCGATACCGAGTACTCGCGGGACTTTCTCTCTTCGATCGAGAATGGCTTTCCGTGGAAAGCCTCGATCGGTCTTGAGGTCGTCGAGTATCGCGAGATTCCCGACGGCGCGGAAATCGAAGTGAACGGACAGTCGTTTACGGGTCCGCTCTACGTAGTCGATCTCGCCGTGCTGCGCGAAATTTCGATCGTTGATGTCCCCGCTGATATCGGCACGTCAGTCGTGGCCGCGAAAGCCGCTCGGAGGGTTGAAATCGTGAAGCGAATCCTCGGTAAATATCCGCATCTCGCGGAACGTGCGATCCAAGAGAATTGGTCCACGAAGAAGTGCCAGCTCGCTGCCATTCGAGCGAGTCGACCGAGCAGTCGTGTTGTTCATGCGTTCGATGTTGGCGCAGATACGACCGAGGTTCTTACCGCCGCGGTCATGCTCCGCGCCGGTGGTTCGGTCGCGAAAAGCGTCGAGAAAAAATTCGCGCCGCGGATCGTCGATGCCGCATCGAAGTATCGCAACCTTGGTTTGCTGCAGCTTGCGCGTGAGTGTTTGCGATTCGAGGGCCATCGCGTCGATCCGTATTCTTCGCCGATCGACGTGATCCGCGCCGCGTTTAGCGTGCGATCGTTTCCGAATCTCTTACGCGAGTCGGCGTATCGCATCCTCGTTTCGACTTACGAGACGATGTCGCCGACGTGCTTACGAATCGCGCGCATCGTAGAGACCGTCAACTTTATGCCGCACACGCTCGCACGGTTGAACGCGTTCGCGCAGTTCGAACGTGTACCACCGAGCGGTTCGATCGCGCAGGAGCGCATCGGTGATACCGGCTGGCAAGTGAAAGTTGATACATATGGACGGCTGTTCACGATCACGCATCAAGACGTTATCAACGACGATCTCGGTGCGTTTCTCGCGATTCCGCAGGAAGCTGCGCGAGGCGCGATTATCGCGCTCGAGAATCTCTTCTGGGGCACGGTGGTCGCAAACCCGAATAACTTTTTCAGCACTGCGAACGCGAACGTCGTGACGAGTGCGCCGCTCACGATTCCGAATCTCGATCGTGCCGTTGAAAGGATGCTGGCGCAAACAGACCAATTCGGTCAACCGGTCTTCGTGAAACCGAGTTTCCTAGTCGTCCCCGTGGGACTAAAAGCAACCGCCGAGAATCTTTTTACCGGTGTGCGTGTAGTGATCGCGGGTAGCGCCAATCGCACGTTACCGGAAGCGAACGCCTACGCCGGCCAATTCGAGCCGGTCGTTACGCAGTATTTGCCCACGAACGGTGAAAACTCGACGTGGTATCTCGTAGCCGATCCGGCAACTACACCAGCATTCGCAGTCGCGTTTCTACGTGGTCAGGAGACGCCGATCATCGAAGAGGTGCAACCGAGTCCGCAATTCCTCGGTTACTCGGTGCGCGCCTATTGGCACTTCGGTGTCGCGCTCCTCGACCATCGAGCTGCGGTCCGTGCGACAGCGTGATGACAGCGAGAGACGATGAACGCGATACTCGATGACTTTTTCAAGACACTACTTCGCAGTCGCGGCGTTCGGCTTCGGTTGCCGAACGGTTCCGAAATCGACGCCGTGGTCGCACGCCGCGATTCGCAATCGGTGTCGCTCGGTGGCCAGGTCGCAGCCGACACGACAACGCAGTGCTTTGTTGTGCGCGCGAGCGACTTACCCGCCGGATATTGGCCGCGTGTTGCAGACGAAATTATTAACGTCGCGACATCGCAGCGGTATATCGTTGTGCGTGCTACCGGTGGCGCGCACGCAACGACTTCGAGCGATCCCTATGGTTTCCTCGTTCGTGTATGGACGAGACTCGCATCCTAATGGAGGTAAAAGATGAACGTTGTCGTCAAACATCACGATCTCGTAATTCCGGTCACAATCGGTTCCGACCAACCCGCAGGCATTCTCGTCTTCCTCGGCGATATGCCTGTGGTAACGCTCGAACCGGTGAAAGCCGGCGTTCAGTGTGGTGTCGCGGTCGGTGCTGTTATCGAAGGCCCGCGCGAGACTGGCTCCGGTTGGGCGCAAGGCGCAGTCGTCTATTGGAGCGCTGCAAACAATCAATTCACGACGACAGCGACCGGTAATAAGCGTGTCGGCGTAGTAGTTGGTAGTGACGTTTCTGGATCAGCGACTCGCGCACTCGTGTTGATGGATCGATGATCGCGAACCTACTAGATGCCGTTGTCGATGTGATCAACGGACCACCACCAGCGGCTTCCGTTGCGGCGTCGAAAACGTGGGCGCATTACTGGGTTCTCGCACGCGAGACGCCCGACGTGTGCGTCGTCACGTTCGTTCGTTCCGAGCGCGAGCGACTTTCGCGATCGCGATTTCGATTCCTTCTCGAAGTAGAGGTCGTTCGCGCTCGACCGTACGTGGATGCGTCGTCGATCGAAACCGTCGTGAACGATGCACACTCGATCGCATCGCGACTCACGAGTCAGGAAGTACTCGAACGAGGTGGCATCGCGTACGCGTTCGAGTCGATCTTGTTTTCCGATCCGCTTTACGAGATCGAGGAAGTATTCGACGAAAGTTCGTTCGTTCGCGCGAGTGCGACTGCGCGCTACGCTGTGTTGGAGTCGTTGTGATGGCGTCGGAGTCGATCGTAAAAGTCAAGCAGCTTTTTCTCGATCGGCCAGCGGTTACGCGTTACTTCGATCGCAAGACGCTGCGCGTCTTCAAGCGGTTCGGTGCGTTCGTGCGGCTGGTCGCGCAGCGAAGTATGCGGCGACGTAAGACGGCATCACCACCGGGCCAACCGCCGTCGGTGCGCAAAGGTCAGTTGCGAAAGTTTATCTTCTTCTCGCTCGACGAGCGACGGAAAAGCGTCGTTATCGGACCGACACTACTACGTTCTGACTCGCCAGTGCCAGCGTTACACGAGCACAGCGGCGTACGTCGATACGGCGCACGTGTCGCGAAGTATCCGAAGCGCGAGTACATGAAACCCGCGTTTCGCGAAGGGCTGAAGAAACTGGCGCAGTTCTATAAGGAGGCAAACGCATGAGTCGAACGAGACTGGGACACCTCGCGAAGCTCTACGTCGATAGCGCGAATAACTGGACCACGCCGACGTGGGTCGAGGTGCCAAATGTGAGCAATCTCACGCTCAACTTATCACACGCAACCGCGGACGTGACGACGCGTGCACACGCGGGCTGGCGAACGCAGGTCGCAACGTTGAAAGAGGCGACGATCGAGTTCGATATGCTGGACGTTGCAGGCGACCCGAGTGTCGCGCAAATTCGTCAAGCGTTTTTCGCTCGCGGCCAGCTGCACGTTCTTTGTCTCAACGGTCCGCGCACCGAGGTCGGTTCGTGGGGCTTGAAGACGCTCGTCGAAGTAACTCGTTTCAACCGCGCCGAGCAGATGGGTCAGGCCATCGTTATCTCGGTTACGTTCGTAGTGTCGCCGCTACTCGATGGCACCGTTTATCG